GGTAACTACCCCAGCCTTTTATTTCGTGCATTATAACGCTGGTTTCGCTCATAATAAGAGGCCGACTACAAAAGCCAACGGTGCAATAATACGCCAAAGGCTCAGCTTCTGCGTTAGTTTATCGTTATTACGTTGTAAGTGCTCTACGGCTTTCTTATGCTCTATAATCTCTAAAGAGTCTATTTTTATACGCTCCTGGTATAAAGGAACAAGCGCACGAGCCTTAGCGCCCTCGGCTAAATACAGGTTTATTTCAGCTTTTGTCGAGCTGTCGGTGCATTGCGAGTAACCGCTGCAAGGTGCTGCAGCTAGTATCGCCGTCAGCATTAAGCCTTTTAAGAATCGTGTCATATTTTACCTGCGTTTTTATTACGGTGTCGCGCAGAATCTGCCTTTTTATTTCGAGCTTGTTTATAGTGTCGTGGTATTGCTCAATTACCGTATCTATTTTACTTGGCTTGTCTGTAGGAAAACTAGGCCCCCAGCGAAATATAAGAGCAACAAAAAGCACGCCGAGCAGAACCCAGAGCGCTAGGCCAGCGAGTAGTAAGTCCTTATTCTTCACCTTTGGAAGGCTTGGCAAATTTCTCAACACTAGTAAAGCCCAGGCATAAAATAGTAACCCATTCAACAGAGCTAACAAGCTCAGGGCTAGGCGCTACCTCTACGGGGCTAAAGCTGTTAGCGATCATTGTGCCAAATAGGACCAAAGCGCCGATAACTCCGACCACTCGCTTCGAGCTAGTCTCGCCAGCTTGGCCTTTAAATACGTCTAGAATCTTCATTTAGTTATTTGTTAATCTTTTGCATATTGGCCACCCGTATACTGTCAGCCATTTGCTCGGCTTCTAGATCCTCCATCGAAGCGGGAACTGGCACGCTATAAACCTCGCAAACGCGCTCTAGTAGCTCTACCTTATCAGCCATTTGCTCCGCTTCTTTTACAGCCTCTTTAGCCTCTTCTATCTTAGCCTCAGTCATTTGCTGAGCTTCTGCAATAGCGGCGTGAGTTGCTGCAATGCTAGCGGCTGTTTTTTGTAGCTGCATAGAATAAGCCTTATAGGGGTCTGCTTCTTTTGCATTGTCCTGTAAGGGCAGCGCAGCAGTTAAAAAGGCGGCTAGTAAATAGGTTGCTTTCATTGCTTTAATTGATAACTCCTAGTTTCTTGTATGTATTAAGCTCAGCACGCAGCGCAGCCGTTGAGCTGTCCGAGGTCTTTAGCATCTTAGAAAACTGCCTAAGCTGCCCCTCGCAAGCCGTTAGCCGTTCCTCGCACTTGCTGCCCTCGTTATTACTCTGCTTTTCTGTACGCAAATAAAGAAAGATAACGGCAAAGACCATTAAGTAAGTAAGCGCCTTGCTAGGGTCTTTGCTGAACTGATCGAAAGAAACGGGTAACTTCATTTTTTTAAGTATTAACGGCCTTGCCCTCTGTATTTTTTAGCTGGTTTGTTGTTCTTAGCGTGAACTCCTGGCCGCCTTCTTTTTGGCTTAGGCTTCCAGGTGGCAGCCGCTGAGGTTTTAGCTTTGGCCATTTGCTTAGATTAGCTAATTACCTGCACTTTGTCGGCTCCGTAGACCTCGCTCAAGGCAGCGGTCACAGCGTCAATAAGCAAACCCTCAGCCGTCTTCGTAGCGTAGTCAGAAACGCTCAACTCCAAACCCGAAAACACGGGGTTAAAATCGGCAACGCCAGAAACGGGGTCAAGTCCTTGCGTGTAGGCCGCTTCACTTGCATAGACAAAGGTGGCAACTTGGGCAGGGATTACGCCTTCTTTTTCGTCTTTGACTGCTGCGTAGCCTTCTGCGATTGTTACAACTGCTCCCGTAGGGATTGCCAAACCGCTTGATAGGTTAACGGTGGTATTAATTTTGATATACATAATTTTTTAGAATAAGTCGTTCCAAGATGTGCCGTTATAACAGCAAAGTTTGTTTGTATCGGTGTCGTAGACAATCAACCCAGCAGCAGGGGTTGAGATTGCGTTCTTTTGGGTTGTGGTCATTCGGGGAGGGAGGAAGCCTTTTGTGGTGGAGTCGGCTTGGAGGTGTGCTGATGCGTGGGGGGCTGCGCTTCCAAAATTGAAAGGAGTGCCAGTAAAATAACTATAACTATTGCCAACAATTAAAGTGGATACATCCGATTGCAATCTCAAATACGAATATCCAAAGGCTCTCCAAATATTGCCGTTATCCATATAAAAGTCACCCGAATCCGTCACCTTCAACAATTCCATCCCCGAAGAGTTCTGCACCAACAATGAAGTAGTGGCAGAGGTTGAGCCGCTGCCTTTGATGTGAGCCATTGCTGAACTTGTTGAAGAGCCATCGGATGAAATCATTGCTCCCGTGTTGCTTATCGTTATAGCACGAACCAAACTACCTCCAATGTCTCTATTAAAAATATACATTGAATTATACGAACAAATTTCGTTGCTATTGATATTTGAATGAGTCACATTGCCAAGTGCTATGCCTTGCAATTTAGATAACCCCGTATTTGTAATTGTATGCGTTGGCGTAGCAGTCCCAACCCCAAGCCGTTTATTCGTGTTATCCCAAAACAGATTTGAATCCGCAGCAAACGCACTCCCGTCAGAGAACTGAATTTGCCCAGCCGTTCCAGCGGGGTTGGCTGAAATGGCAATATCTCCAGAGCCTAACAAGCTCGTGCTGTTAATTGTCTTAATGTTAGTACCGCTAACAAGCTCGGCCTGCAAGCCGTTTAAAAGATCGGCCTTTGTTATTTTCTTGGTTTCCGTATTCGCTACGTCAACAATAGGCAGCACGTCTGTACTTGCCGCACTTGCTAACGCCGTGAGCTGGGTTATTTTCTGGTCAGCCATAGCCCAAAATTAACCGCATTTAAGCGAAACGCTCGCAACAATTTAAGACAGTTGTTTACTTATTCGAGGCTACTATGTACCACTGCACCCCGTCAGACTGTACCCAGTAGGTTTCCCACTTACTAGACCAGCTTAATAGCTGAGCGTCGTTAATCTGATAGCCTGCGCCAGCGTCTAGTATTACGCTATGGTTCGAGTTAGTTTTAACAAAGCCGAAGCGCAAGCCAGGGGTAACGCTTGGCGGAGCTGGCAAGTCTATTGTAATGCTAGCGGCCGAGGTGTCGCAAACGAAAATCTCGTATTCAGTTGGGAAGGTTGTAATGTCGCTCGTTACATTAAGCGAAGCGCCTAGCCTGCGCATTTGCCAAGAGAAGTCTACGGCAGTAGCGTCGTATTTTAGAGCGAGCGTATAGGTGCCATCTACGCCAGGATCTGAAGCTGGCGCTCCTTAACTTCTAAAAAGTCGTTAATAAGCTGGTCGGGCAATGCGCCTGTAACCTGTTCGACTTGACCTAAACGCTCGCGAATTACGCCAACTTGGTTTTCTAAGTAAAGCCTTTCGCCTGGGTTATTATTGTCGTTTTCGCCCGTCTCTATTACGTCGGTATAGTCTACGGCTAGCTTAATCCATTCGCCCTCCCAAGTTTCGAGCTGAGCGGAGTAAGTGCAGCCATTCAACAACCAAGCCCCGCCGTCAAAGTACAAAGACTTTACAGCCGTTAGCCCGCCGTTGTCGTGCCAAGTTCCGCGCACAGCATCGCGAAACTCTGAGTAAATACCGATAACCTGATCGTTTATGGCCTGCTGAAAGCTCTCGGCATATCCAAGCTCCCATCCTACGCCCCAGCTAGTAGGCGCAACAGCAGAAGCAAAAGAGGAGCCTACGTAAATAGTGCCAGCTTCGTAAGCGCTGAGGCCGTCATAGAATAGCTGATTGATCTCCTTTATTTGCGAGTTGCCTGTTATGTTGTTCGAGGCTATTACTGTTTTGTCTTGCTTAAATTCGTCGGCCGTTCCTGGGGTGTAGGTATTGTAAGCGTAAGAGCTAGCAATAGCGCCGATAAACGCAAGGCTGTTTACTTGTGTAGCTTGCCAAGTTCCGCCCGTTTGGTTTTGGTAATACCAAGGAATTAACTCGTCTACATATACGTCAACTTTAAATTGCGTAATGTTAGCCGCTGGCCCCGTAGCAATAGGCCCAACAAAGTCGAGCGTTAAAGTTGTAGGGATCCCAAAATAAGGCTGGCCCGTCGTCTTGTACTGAGCTTTGTAATAACTTGGGGCGCTTGCTTGGCTGTTCCAAGTTGTGCCGCTGTAATAGTAGTAGAAAGTCGTAGGGCTTCCGTCTACACCGTAAACTCGATAGCGCACGCGGTGAAAACCTTTCGGGTTGCTTAGGGGTACGCTTTCTAGGTTTATCTGTACTCTAAAGTTATGATCTTGCGGCGGCCTGTCAAAAGTCAAAGTTAAAACAGAAGGGCCGAAGGTGTCTTTTTTAATATAAGCCCCGTTTGCTTTTGTTATGTTAGTCTCAGACTGCCTAAAGGGTAACTGGTAATAAAGTTGCGGTTTGGCTTCCCATTGCGGGCGGGCGGGCAAAGTGCCTAAGCTTACAGCGTGCGTTAGTGTGGTAGTCCCGTTATAGTTCCCGCTCTTGTCGTATTTATGAAAGGTCAGCGTAGAGCTTAAATAGGTCGGGGTCTGAGTAATGTAATAGCCGCCGTTATCAAAATGTATTCTAGCCCCGAAGCCGTTTAGTATTGTTTCAATAGCTTGTTTCGCATTTACATAGCTTAACTCAATGCCGCCAAATACGTCGAGGTTGTCTACAAAGGCCAAGCGGTTAAACCAGAAAGTATTTAATTTCTCGCTGCTTACGCTCTGAGTAGCGCTCTCGTATTGCTCTAAGCCGTCGAATATATAGTCATCCGTCGCCCCGAAATAGTCGTCTAGGCCGCTAAGTTCTAGGCATTTGCGCAGTAAATAAATGCCGCCTGCGTGATCGTTAGTAAACCAAGACTCATCTACAAAAAAGCCGTCTATTAAATTTAGCGCATCTACTGCGGCTACTTGTATAATTATCTTACCGTCAGGGTCTGCACGTTCAAAGCGCATTTGATCCGCTAGCACTCGGCCAACATAATATAAATTACCGTCTTTTATTACCTTTATAGCGTAGGTTTCCTCTGAATCTGTTGCTATGCCTTGAAAAGCGGTAAGTTGCGCATCTGTTGTAATAACAAAAGAAGCAGTAACGCGGCTCGCCCTTATCGGGTTATCAAAAAAGGTGTCGCTCTCGCCCTGCCTTTCTATTGTAAAACCAGGAGAAGCCAAAGCCAAAGTAACGGGCGTAGCTGCCCCGCTTGGTCCGTTCCAAAGCTCTACAACGTACTCAACGCCTGCAATGGTAAAAAAGGAGCCTGTGTATATTTTAGCCATGTCTCAAAATTAGCCCCTCGCTTTATCTTTTTCGTAACGGTTAACTGCTAGCCATAAGTCGCGGCCATCGAAGCGAGTAGAAGCCACTAGCTCGCCGCTGCTTCCGCTTGTGTTAATCATAGACTGCAATTTGTCCAAAGGTGCTATAACTTCGGGGTTACTTCTAGCGCCAGGGTATTCGCCCATAAGGCCCAAGGTTGGCCCGCTAACTATACCACCGTCGGCGAAGGCTGGGACTCCAGACTGCACCACGTTACGCAATATTTGAGCAGTAGCAACCAAGCCAGCCCCAGCTACCAAGGCTACTGCTGGATTCATTGATTGAATTGCTATCTTAAAAGCCTGTAACCCTACACCAAACTCAATTAAAGACTTACCAAAGGTCTCAAGAAAGCCAGCAATAGCACCAATAAAACCGCTGGTAAATACCTTTAACGCGTCCTTTTGGCCTGTTACTAAATCACCCATAAGTATACCAAAAGCGTAAACCGCCTCGTTTGCCATTTTTGAGACGGCTTGGCTTACTTGATCCATAGCTTTAGCCCAACTATCCGCTAACTCTTGAGCCTTGCGCTGTTGCGCCTCTATGTCCATTTTTAAGCCCCTAGTAGCGTTTCTAAACTTAGTGGCAAATTCTACAACAGCGTCGCCAGCATTATTAGCGCTTTCTGCAATAGGATCAAAAGGCCCCTCTCCAGGTGCGCCAATTAGGCCAGCAGTTTTAACAGCGGCAACGCCTGGCGCTAGGTCTGCCTCGGTCATTTCCCGAGGTTTGCGGCGTGCTGATAAATTGGCTAAGCGCTTTTCCTCTTCATCTTGGAGAAACTTAGTTAGATTCTCCTGCATTGTTACCTCTAGCTTGCGCTTATCTTCTAGCCATTTGTAGTAATCTTTTAACTCCTGCTCCCTAAGCTTTTTGCCCTCTTCGTAGACTTGCTCTTTATAGGCCGTTTCGGACTCAGCAGCCTCGCCAGCAAGTTGAGCGCTTAAATCGTAAAGCTCTTGTGCTTCTTTACCTTCTGCTTTGCGCTGTTTAATTAGCTTTTCAACTAGCGCCAGCTTTTCGTCTACGTTTTTCTGGTATTGAATTTGTAGCTGGCCCTCAGTAGCGCCCTCAAGTTTAAGCTGGTGCATTACCCGCTTGTGCTTAAGGTCTAAGGCCTTTAGCTCATCGTCTTCTATAGCTTTTGTAAAGTCGCTTACTTTATTTGTTGCTTTCTCGGCTTCGTCTCCTAAGCTAGAAAACTTCTCGACAAGAAAGCCCAAGGCAAAAATAGCAGCGCCTATACC